GGAAGGAGCCGACATCAGAATCTCCTGTAATACTTAGTCGCATAGTTGCCTTCCCATGTTGCAGAATTCATAGATACAATATACGGTGTATCGCTAAATACCTTTAGCGTGTAGTTATCGTGTTTTTGGTTGATTGGTACAGTAAATATGTTTTCGTCCTCAATAGGTACTTGATCTAGTGGTGAGTAACCTGTATTTAGGATATGACCAGTGTTACTAAACTCTGTTTCACCTCTAGGTTTAATTTTAAATTGCACCTCACCTGACAGTCCAATAGAGAACTTCATCCGTGCAACAGTCAAGTATGCTGTGTAATCTAGTGTTTCTCCCCTACGGACATATACTTTCGGCAACTCTACATTAAAGTTGAGCTTGTATCCAACCTTCCAGTTTACTGATGTGTAGTCTTTGCCTGTCAGTAGGAAGTGGTTACCACCAGATGTACCTGTTGTTGGCGTCAAAAACAAACCAGACTGTGTAGAACCAACTGTTGTATCTTGCACAGCAATAGGTGTCAAACCGCTGATCAACTCGAACGGTACAAACAACTTTGTTGTCTTTGTATTTACGTCGTATGAAGATGATGTTGGCGCAACCATAAAGTCAAAAGATGGTTGTCCACTAACTGTAGTTGTACTTGTAGGTAGTGCATTGAGCTTTGAAGTCAGCAACGTAAGCTTCGTATCGCTCTTGACAACAGAAATCATAGTATCTGTATCTGTTGCGAAAAACTGCACATTGCCTGGCATCTCCCAGCTGTACCACGCTCTCATCAAAACTTCATTTGCTTCAGCGTAAGATCGGTAGTAGTAGATCTTTTTACTAGCTTGACCATACAAACCTATGAATGAGTTTTGTGTGTCGCTGAACAGTGACGATACAGAGCTAGGAATGTACTGTGTAACAGTTTTGCCTAAGTCAACAAACAGTGGGTTATCACCTTGACCTTGTGTCTGCATACCAAACACACGGCAGTAGTCAGTTGTTTTATTAATGAATGTGATATTCGTACCTGTTTCTACAGGTGTCACAGTCCCATCAACTTCGTAGTTCGAGATTGACTTAATAACTGCCTGAGACGGTGTTAACACTGACGTGTCAGAGAACAGCATAAACTGTTGTTGCTGACTAAACAGCACCACACCTTGGAACACAGGTACTGCAGCTGTAAGTGTCACAGGACGAATGCTTCCACACTTCAGGTCAATCGGATCAGCATCAGTCTGTACCTGCGCTGAGTTGACAAAGAAATTAAAGAAGTTATCACCAGTCGCCGGTTGTCCTAATACAACAGCATCGGCTGCAAGAAACCCTAGACGATTGTTAGTGAAAAAACCATAACTAATTTTTTCGCCAATAAATCCAGGCTCTGGGTTTGTGACGGTATCTCCTACAAGACGGTTCGTGTATGTGATAGCACTAAACGTAAAGGTCCCTGCCCCTGTCCGCACAAGTTTGTGTGGCATGGTGCTGTTATCTAAACCTTGTGAGATGCCTGGTAAAACTGTTTCGTTCCAGGTCGTACCGTCTGACTTTACATAAAAATCATCTTCTGCTGCACTTGTGTTTGCAACTTTGTAGATAGATCCTGAGTTGCTTGATGCTGCTGGTAGGTTTGCAATACTAGCAACAGTAGCTGTGACGGAACCACTAACATTCGTAGACGACATTGCAGTTGTAGTCGTCTTGTTAATAATAAAAATCTGATCCCGTCTAGATATGACATGGAAGTCATTGTGGTTTCCGTTCAGGTATGTCTGACCTGTACCACCTGTGATGGTGGCTTGTGATCCATCAGATGTCTTCCACATATTGACAGCCTGTCCTTTGATGACTCCCACGTAAGCTTCAGTGCTACTAAATCTAAAATAGAACCAGTGTCCTGTCGCATATGTTGTAGCAGAGTTGGTGCCAAAGTCTGCAATATAAGAAAACCCAGGACGTTTGATCAGGCCAAACGTAGGGTCAGGGTAACCGTTGATAATTTCTTTGACTTGACCAGGCAGTTTTGAGTCATCTGGCTGAGTAGATACACCACCCAGAAAGTTTGGAATTTGTTGAGTGATGTTTGCCATCAGTGCCTATGTAATGCTTTGTATGGTTCGTAGCTTGTGTAGAAGTTGCCAGCTTCAGGATGACCGAAGAATGTGTAGTCACCTTGATTGCACTCGTACTCCATTGCCATTGCACGGTTGTACTCTTCTTTCTGTGACAGAAGTTGGTACTGAGTAGAGTCACCTACAATTCTGCTAGAAAAGATTGTTGCAGACCTTGCGACAATGTAGTCACGGATTGGCTTGGGTAGATCTCCCCAGTCGTAAAAGTAAAGTACATCTACTACTGGTGTTTCTTCAAATGTATATGTGTGATTATGTCTGTCGTACAGTTTACCGTTTCGCTGTACAACGTCTTTGTAGTCTCTGTTGTGATACTGAGAGATGTCAATTTGTAAGACATCATTCGGTATAGCAATTTCTTTTGTTGTCGAGTCGGGGACAAAGGATGTTAGTCCGTATTCTTTGTTAAACGTCCATCCTTCTGCCTGTACTTCACGCGACACATTGGTCAACGTTTCAAAAGCAAGCGCAACGTCCGGGTTGGTGTTTTCGAGTTGAGTGACAGGAGCCTGGCCAACAGACATGAGAATCTCATTTACTGCAGTCAGTTGATCAGTTGTCGGTGAACTAGGTATAGCCATAAAGAGATCTCAAAAAAAAAGGAGCCCCGAAGGACTCCGTATGTACAAAAAAATATCAGAATGCAGAAGGAGCAGAAGCACCCACATACAGCTCAACAGCTGCAGCAGGGTTCAGGTAGTCTGCACCACAGGCCAAACGACCCAGCATCACGTCGCCTTGGTAGACAACGGAAACGTCGCCACTGGTGACTTGCACCTGGGGACCGATGGCTTCGACCATACCGGCTGCTTCCTTCTGGAAGATCAGACCGCAGGACTTAGCACCGACTTCAGAAGCAGTACCGTAATCGTTCTGGATACCAGTAGAAGCGCCAGAAGCATCTTCTAGGGTAGGTCCAACGAAACTACCAGTATTGGTAGGTGAGGTCACGCCGGTAGTACCGCCGTAGGCAGTACCGTACTTACCCAAGAACGGAATGTTCATGGACTTGTAGATCTTGATACCAGCGATCTCAATGATGCCTTGACCAGACTGCAAAGCAGTTCCCTGATCATCACGGTTGATCAGGCCGTTGGAACCAACAGCTTGGATCAGTTCGTAATACTGACGAGGGTTCAGTACAGCGACACGTCCGTCACCGGAAACACCCTTTTCATCCATCGCAGCTGCGGCGTCGTAAAACGCGGACACAAGTGCAGTAGAGGAATAAGCATCAGAATCGTTAGTAGTAGCACCTACGCGAATCTGTGTACCACCAGGCTCAACAAAGTTGGTCTTAGTGATAGGTGAAGCCTGACGAGCACCACGAGTAACTGCACGGAATGCAAGGCGGTCATAGCGCTCCGCCAAGGCATAGCCGATTTTTCTCGATATCTCCGACCTCAGATCGTAATGTGAAAGTACCTCGTCCAGGTTGTAGACGAAGGCTGAGCTGATCAGAAGGTCATCACACGTAATCGTCTTCTCAGCAACCGGAGGTGCGTTGTCCGAGTTACCCAAAATCGAATTTCCAGGCGTATGGAATTCTGAAGTTGTACGGCCAGTGTAAATGAACTGGAGAGATTTGCCGTTCTTCAGTGTACGCTTCATGATCAAATCACGAGCGATCGTATTATGTTGGAATCCCTTAAACATCTCCATGAATCCTTATCTTTCAATAAGGCACGGACTATATCTTCACCCATAAGGGTGTCGGAAGCTGTTCATGTATTACGTTCTTCGCTAAGAACACCATGTAGTCTCTGAACCTTCTTCTCAAGCGTGAGAAGCTTGGCTGCTGATTGCCTTGGGCATTTGCCTTTAGGTTTCCAGCAATTCATCCGATGATCAATAAAAATTACTTTTTAAGGGGGCAAGATTTTTTACCCGAGAACAGTTTAAGGAACAAAGCGCGGGCGTCACCCGTGCTGTTAATCTGACCAGGCCGTGTAAGGTTGGTGGTCAGTGTAGAACTTTGATGTGCCATTATAGGAGTAAATTAATTATAACCAACTCCAAGATCTTGGAAAATTTTTTGTGGTCTATTCCCACCGTCATGACGGCAGCTGAGGTATCCGCTTACGGGCTCAGTGCCAAATTGCTGAGGGAGGAATCGAACCTCCCCGTGATCACCAGATTCAGCGAGTAGCGTAGTAAACTACACCACGGTACACAAGACGTACCTTACGCATAGTATCCTCCATTAAGAGAACCATAGGCCCCGTTCCATGCCTATGTCGTCATGCGTCGTATACAGCATCCAGGATTATCTTATTGAAATATGTGTCTAACTGCTGCAGTAAAATCTGTTCGTCAGGATCACCACCAGGCCAAACCTCGATGTGTTTCTTGACGGATTTGCTGAGCATCCTAATAGCATCTATTCCCATAGTTAATTCAAATGCTTCCATACGATGAACGGACGATTGTTGTTAGTTACTTTTTCTTTGCAGTCTTTGCAGCACGCTTAAAGTTTGCTGCGGTTGGTGCGCCTTTTGCTCCAGGCTTCCTCATTTTTTCGCCACTACCAGCAGCGATCCTTTTTTTTTTGGCATTAATGTTGGCATAAAGTCCACGTTTTGCAGCCATAATTAACATTTCCATTTGCGAAGGGCTAGTGCTTTACGTGTGGGTCTGCCTTTGGAATCCTTCATTGGACCCTTGACGCCACTCATACGCGCACAAAACGATCTTTTACGTGGGCCACCTTTTGGCTGTGGTGCTTTTAGGTTAGACCCCGTAGCTCTGTTGTATTTGTCCCGACCTGCTTTTGTAAGACCACCAGACCGGGATTTGTGTACTCCTATCTTTAGACTAACTGATTTTCTTGTAGCCACCTTTGCCACCTTTCTTGCCACCGCAAGATCCTTTACCTTTATGCGGCATTACTTTTTACCTCTGCGTAGTTTCTTGAGATCTTTTGCGTCGATCTTGTTTGGGTTACCGGCCA